TTGAACTGAATAATTATTATCACCACCACTGCTACTACTGCTACTACTACTGCTACTACTGCTACTACTGCTACTACTCGCTGGATCAGATTTTCCACTTTGATAACCTCCTGGTCCTCTGTATCCAGGTCGTTTTCCATCTTTAGATTTTTTTACAAGTTGTGGGCTTCCACCATCTTTAGCTTGAAACAAAGTTGTAATACCATCTTCGCCAATTAATAAATTATTTAATGGGTCCTCTTCTGCAGATGCAAACAAGTCTATTCTTTTTTCTTCTTTGTCATCGCCATCTTCTTTTTCAGATTCTATTCTTAATCTTTCTTCTTCTGTAAATTGAGGTCCTTCGGCTGTTAAAGAAATTTCTTCGCCTTCTGTTTCTTCAATATCTAAAATACCATTGCTTAACATTTCCATTTCCTTAATGCTTTATTGATTCTTGAATCAGGATCGTTGGCTGTTTTTTTAGATGTCTTTCATACGCGCGCAGAAAGATTTTTTTCTTGAGCCACCTTCAGGTTGTGGACGTTTTAAATTAGAACCAGGATTTGCAGCCTCGTAAGACTTACGACCTTTTTCGTTAAGTCCACCAGATTCTGACTTCCCTTCTTTTCTTGTCCAAGCAGCACCGCCGTTTCTAAATTGTTGTCTGACTGCGCCCATCCCTTTGGTGTATAACATTATGCAAAACTCCTATACGATTTAGTTTTCTTAGCAATACTTTTAGGTTGTTTAACAAACTGTTTACCTTTTTTCTTGCCTTCTCTTTTTGCCTTTGATTCTTGTGAAGACATATTTTCAATAGCTTTTTTCGGTAAATATCTTTCTCCTGTTTCAGAAGATTTTTTACCAGACTTTGTAGTCCATTTTTGATCACCCCAAGCTTTGAGAGATCTTTGTGATTTTGCAAGGGCCATTATGATTTGTATCCTCCCCCAGCTTTTTTATAAGCTTTAGCAAGAGCCTGCGCTTTTCTCGCTGACCATTGTCCCGCACCTGTACCGTGTGATGCTTGTGATTTTATTCTTTGAAATATTTTTTTTCTCATTCCAGGTTTAGTATAATTACCTGCTTTGTTAACTGAGCTTTTTTCTTTTGCCATATTAACTCCTTGGTCCTTTCAGTTTAGTAACATCAAATCTTTTTGTTGCATCAGTTTTTGCTTTTGCACGATTTGACATTTTTTGTTTTTCAATTGATGTAGCTGCACGCAGTAATGCTAGTTCTTCATTCTGTTGCATCTTCTCGTCTTGAAGATCTCTGTTCATTAAGATTTTGCTCTTATCTAAATTTATACGAGCTTCATCTTCTTTCATTTTTCTCATATTGTCTTGAGCTTTTAGATCTAACTCTCTTGCTCTTAATTTAGCAATTGGGTCATTACCAAAGTCTCCACTAATTTTCTTCTCTTCAGCTAAGAAGTCACCCATCATCTCTGCGATTAAGGTTGCTTTTCTAGCTTCAATATCAATTTGTATTCTATCCATTTCACCTTTGACTTCTGGATTTTGTCCTACTTGTGGATTCATTTGCATTAGTTGTTGTAACTCCTGCATCTTACGAATCTGTTCTTGCATTTCCATTTGTACTTGTTCATCAGCCATCAATGCAATGTGTTCAAATATATTTTTTTCTAACGACGCCATAATCTGTGGATTATTTTTAGCCATGTTAGTTGCCATAAACGCAACGTGAGCTGCGATGTGTGCTTGGTGATCTTGTCCAGTAAACGCTTGGAAAGGTTTACCTGCTAATGCATCTATGTGTTCCAACGCCGGATTCTTAGGTGCCGGTGGTGGTGGAGGTGGTAATACTTGATCAATATTCTTAACTCCTAATGCTTCATACATATCTCTGTATGCTTCGTATAGATTATGCATTTGTGGGTTAGACTGTGCTAACTGTAATTCTGTTTGTGCAATAGCAACTCTTTGTGTTGATGAAAATATATTAGGATCAGCAACAGGAAGTATATCTACTTTTGCATCAAAGTCTGTTTGTTTAATTTCTTTTTCTCCACCAACTACATCGTATGGATAAACTGGCGGTAAGTAAGTTGAGAATACATCTGACAACAAAGTAAACTCTGTTTTCATTGATGCATACAATCGCTTATGGATTGCTGACATTACTCTTGAACCACGTTCTAAAAGAGCTACGGTTGTTCCAACAGCGGCCTGTTGGTTCCCGTCCCCAACCTGCATGTCAGCAATGGACGCGAATCTCTGTCCTGCATCTACACAAATTCCCATCAGCTGTAATAAAGTTGCTGAAGGTTCTTTGTAAGGCAGGTTCATAAAAGCATCCCGTAAAGATCCACCAGGAGCGTCGACATCTCGCCACTCACCTGGTTGCAGAGATTGGGCATCATCTCTAACTCTGATACCCCTCTGTTTAAATCCTGATGGCAAGTTCGATAACGTACCTGCATCAATTAATTGACGAAGAGCAGACGTGGCTGCTCTAGTTAGACCGCCAATCATATGGATCAATCCAAAACCGTAAAAACCTAGTCCAGGCAGAAATTTAAAATGGACAAAGTATTGGATCTTTTCTTTTTTGGGATCATCTACTCTAAAGTTTCTTCGAATAGATAATATTTTTCGCGTACCATTGTCAATAGTTACAATGTATGGAATCTTAATTCCAGTAGGGACTCCGTCTTCCCCTCTGTCTTCAAAGCCTTCAAGATCTAAATTAACATGACATTCGATCAACGTAAAAATTGGATTATTCTTTTGTTGACCGTTTGCTCTTGTACCTTCTAGTTCTCGTTCTTTTTTCTTAAGTTCCGTTTCTTCTGCGTAAGGTGTGCCTAATTCTATATCTCTATAAAATCCTGCAACTTGTTGCTTACGTAAATCATTACCTGACATTTTAATCACATGACATATGGCTTCCGCATCCTCTAATGAGGTAGCAGAATACGGAACCACTAAGTCATCTGCAGTAACGAACTTTGATACAGCTCGTTCCATTAAATCGTCATAATAAACTTTTTTAAAAGTAGATCCAGCAAGAGGTAAATAAAATAACATCTGATCAAACTCAGGTTCGTATTCTTTCATGACATCCATCAATTGATAGTTCATAAAATTTTTAACACGAACTGATTGGTCTTGTTTCTCTCTTGTAGACTTACCTATTACTTGAGTTCTAACAGGACCTGATGCAGGTAATAATTCTTTGTAAGCTTGCGCTTGGAATTGTGTAACTGCTTCTGCAAGGACCGGGTGTGTTGCACCTGACGCTCCTTGGAAAGGTCTTGTTCTTTGCTCAAATTGAAAACCTAAAAGATCTAAACCTTGTGAGTAAGATCTTTCCCATTCTCTTCTAGATTCTTTGTAGTCTGTATAGTTTGCGTATAGTTCAGAACCTAAAGGATCTAAAACAGAATCTGGCAATAAATCTGCCAGGTTAGAATAGTGATTTTCTCCTTGTTCCGGTGCAACAACACCTGGTTCAAAGTTTATATCTACTGTTCCATCTTCGTTTTCTCTAATCTCGGTATTCTCAGGAGACGGCATTGACTCTTGTAGCTCAGTTGCTACTTCTGTCATTTGGTCCTGTGAGGGTACTTTTATCTGTTGTCTTACGTTCGGTAAGCCTTTATCTATTTCTGCCATTTGTTTTCTCCAAAAGTATAGGTTTATCCTGTTTTTTATCTTTTATCAAGCCTCTAGGATCAGGGCCCTTTAATGGTGGTATCTCTTTCAATTTAACATGTTTCATGTTTTTAACAAGGGTTGGGTTTTTGTTGGGTTTTTCATTGATTAGTTATCTGTATGTATTTTTCTACACCAGTTGCTGTTGGTTCTTGTCCTACTTCTTCAAAGTCATCTGTCATTCGTGCTAAATCTTTTGCTCTCTCTGCTGCAGCAAACTCTGGATCATTTCTTCTTTTGTAGTTATTGATAGCTATATCTGGATCTCCAGAATCTAAGGCCATAAAATAATCTTGAGGTTTTAATTCTATTCCCATTTCGTCTGCCATTGATTTGGCTTGATAAACAGCAGCAG